AAATATCTGGGATCACCGCCCCGTTTGCCGAAAATTTTAGAACAACAGGTCTGACACTTTAGCACGTTAAAGTGTTAAACTTCACCGCGTTAAAGTGGTAACGTGTGAAAGCATGAACAAATCATGACACAAATATTAACAAACTATGAACTATAAAAGATCAATAAACTTCTGATAATAGGTTAAATTATATCATTGTATATATTCTGATATTTGCTATAATATAACCATAAAGAGAAAGGAGAAAGGAACATGGAAGATTTCAAAGATAATATTAAAAACTTTACCATTATTGATGCATTCACAAAAGCCGAATCCGTCATTAAGAAGTATAGTAGAATTGCTGTATCGGTGTCGGGTGGTAAAGATAGCGATATTGTAGTAGATTTAATTAGTTCACTTGATAAAGATAAAAAATGTCGCTATGTCTGGTTTGACACTGGAATTGAATACAGAGCAACAATCAAACATTTAGAATACCTTGAAAATCGTTATGGGATAACCATAGAAAGATATAGAGCAATAAAACCGATACCAAAAACATGCAAGGATGATGGACAACCGTTTTTAAATAAATTTGTATCTGAAATGATTGACACCTTGCAACGACATAACTTTAAATGGGAAGATAAAAGTTATGAGGAGTTAATACAAGAATATCCAAAAATAAAAGGTGCAATATCATGGTGGACAAATCACCGAGAATGTGGAAGTTTCAAAAATTCTATGTTTAACATTTCATATAATAAATATTTAAAGGAATTTATTATACAAAATCCACCCAAATTTAGAATATCAAAAAAGTGCTGTACATATGCAAAGAAAAAAGTTAGTTTGAAATATATAAAAGATAATAATATAGAGTGTATGGTGACAGGACTTAGAAAGTCTGAGGGTGGAATACGAAGCGTAAAAATAAAAACATGTTTTGATAGCGGAAAGGATGTTGCTTCATATAGACCGTTGTTCTGGTTATCGAATGAAGATGAGGTGGAATATATAAAAATATTTGATATTAAAAATTCAGATTGCTATACAAAATATGGAATGAAACGAACAGGTTGTGCGGGGTGTCCATATAATAGAAATCTTGAAAAAGATTTGAAAGTTATAGAAGAAAATGAGCCACTTTTATACATCGCATGTAATGCGATATTTAAAGATAGTTATGATTATACAAGAAAATATAGAGATTTTTGTAAAAAAAAGAAAGGAGACAGAACATGAAAGATATTAAGGGACACATTTACATCGATACCGATAGCGTAAAAATCGCCCCACTACCAGAAAAGAACGTCTCAGAGTCATACCGCAAGCACTTGCACGCAATCAAGAATCCAGAGTGGCATAATGTCAGTCTCAACACTCTCGCTAACCTTGATTTTGACATGTTAGATAAAAAGCGACAGATATATTTAACCGCCTATAGAGACTTACAACAAACACTTTCATACTTGCGAAAATGCAAGACACAAGATACATATGATACATGTTTTATTCGATATACTAGAAGAAAAAATTTGTTGTGGGCTGAGGGTAAAATCTCGGATGCTATGTGGAAATACATAGAAAGAAAGTTATCAATGCAAAATGTTGAAAGTGGTGTGTGGGCTTCAAAATGTGAGGACGCAACAGGACACCATGAATCACGTAGATACAATAAAAGTAGAGCATAACAATCACAGCTGTCATAACGGCTTGACGGTGAGAAATGGAGTAAATATGAATCTTTATGGAATTTACAAGCGCAACACAATCGACAATGTACCAGAAATGAACGCATTATTAGATGACACCCGTGATTATTGTCACAGACGCGGCTTGCACTATGTCACATGTGCAGACGTTCCAGGCTATATGAATGAAGGTTGCTCAACCGTACACGCATATAATGGAAAGTATGGAAAAGGCGTAGTTCGCACAAGACCATGTTTTTATAAGGGCAGACGTTCAACCAATTATATGACAATTGAATACTGGGTGTCTCGTGACGACATACACAAGAGATTAACAGGAGAAAGTGAGGTATTAGCATGTCAGAATTAAGAGAATATCAAATAGAATATTATGACGTTGCAAACGATACAAACGACTATATGACAATTTTTGCATATAGTGTACATCAGGCAAGAAAGATTTTCTATATGACAACAACCGGGAAATATATTGCATATGTTGAGAGTATTAACAGAAAGTGAGGATTGACCATGGATGCATTAACCACAAAACAGAAAAACCAGATGTATGATGAAATCGGAGAATTAGTTCTCAAATATGGCAAGGACAAAACAACAAAACGAATGATTGCATCATTTTTTCAAGAAGTCCAAAAGGTTGAAACTTCAAAAGAGCTTATAAGCATGTCATTTGTCGTAACATCCCTTAGATATCTTCTGGAAATCACATTCCCAACCAAATAACAAAAAATACAGCCACCAAATGGTGGCTGTATTTATTAAGGTCCGAACTTCACGCCATAGCCGTATATATAAATGTCTTTCGCAATAAGCGGATCATTATTGAAATTATATGTCACATTGGTGCTATGAATATTGTTCAATGTAATAGTCTTAGCAGGTGTGGTATCAATAACACAATCTCCAAAAGGTAAAAAAATGTGAGTACCAAATGTACCATCTGTTTTATAAGCCTTGAATGTGAACCCCAGAGGAATAACAATATCATTATCTCCTTTTCCAATTGAAATATTGCCAACGTTTCCACGCCAATAATGGTCATCCAGATTGTAAACTACGCTCACAGTGGGGCGATCATCAATGTATTCACTAGCATATCGTACAATCTTTGTTTTCTGTAATGATGATATATCATGCTCAACGCTTTCCCCCCAACTATCCACATACTCGAACGCATTAACAACTTCATCCCTCAGCTTTCTCACCCCACGCCAAAACGCAAGATTGGAAAACCTGTCTGGGAAATTCTTCATTGGTTCTAAATATTTTAATAAATCCATATATAAACACCTCTCTTTCTAAAATTATCCATTTTCTGCAATTGCGTAAATATATAAGTCCCACTTAGTATTGCTTGTGATAGGATCACTATCTGGACAGATAGCCATGGTAAGTTGTTCAGTTGTTAAGCATAACTTCGCATTTGTCCCCGTGTTTGGTACTTGAAGTCTAACACCGCAGTTGACATTTTTAGAATCTCGGATGCTGTTACTAACATCAGAGTTAAACATTAAACTATCAGTTGGTAGAAACGGCACATACGAAGTTTGAAATTTAATTTCATCCATGGTATATCCAAAAGGTCGAGATAATGTAAAGTCAAAAAAACCATCACTAGGGGTAAATTGCCTTTGTTTATATAGTGGAATTATAGATCTAGCAGTCGGATAATCTGGGAGAGAATCAAACACGCCCTTGCATACAGCAATAAAAGGTAACTTACATAATGTGATAGGTTGTGTCACACGACCTAATTGGAAATATCTCGGTAAACGTGTAGAGGTGTCCCACCATACGACATTAGAAGAATATTCCCACTGTTCAACTGGTGCTTTGGGTCGGAAAACGAGGTGATCTTTTAACCAATTCCACCAGTTCTGCCACAACCCATTTTTAAACTCCTCATCTGTCGCATTATAAATGTCAATCGGTGGAATAATATTAAGATTCTTCAACAAATCTTCCAACTTTTTCACCCTTGCCTCTAATGCTGTCATGTCAGCTTGAATCTGAGTAATAGAATTGTTAATGTTGGAAATTGACTGCTTAATATCTGTAATTTCATTTTCGATATTTGACACTCTATTTTCGATATTGTCTAAACGTTGATTGATATTTGTAATGTCATTTTTAATATTATTCAATTCAGTCTGAATATTTTGCAACTCCTCCTCGATATTTGTTACTCTAGTGTCCAACGCTTCATACTTCGCATACAAATCTTTTAATGATTCTTCTACACTTTTTGCCCACGCATTAAATTCGTCATTAAATTCATTCAATGCGTCAATAACATCATTCAATTTCGCCCACAAAGCGCAAACCTTCTGTAAAAGCGACAAACAATCATCAAAAAGCAAAGGAATCGTAAATTGATGATGCCAACAAAAGCCCAAATGCTCTTTGTTAGGCGGATTGATAATAGGTATATTCGCCATAGTTACACCTCACTTTCATAATTCTACTCACATTATAACACAAGTTCCGCTTACGTCAATCACCTAAACAGCCCCAAAAAATTATGTTTCAGTTTATCACAAATCTCCGTCTCAAAATCCCACACGGCAGTTGTATAAGTCTGTGCATTAGCCGCGGCAGTTCCACTCGAACCGCTGTGCATGGTAGAGTCGTCAACATGATTCTTGCTTACATTCGTCAAATAGTTATCATCCAATAAATCCGTTTGACCTTGCGGAGTATCTAAAAATTTATGCCAATCATCGGATGTATGAACGCTCTTGCTGTTATCAGTCTCAAACATATTCTTTGCGTTGTAAGCTTCAAAACGTGCTTTTAGCTTTAAATTCAGTTCGGGCATAATTCGCGCCATATCACCTCTCATGTGCTCACGGAACAAAAAGTCTGTCTCATAACCAATTTCCCATTCCAGAAAATGTCTTATGATCATGTCGTTAATAGGCTTTCTAAACTCCTCACTGAAAAGCGGATAAACATCAAGCCCAAAAGTCGCAAAATCATAATTAGCAAACAAACTCTTATTCGACTTCCTGTCATTTCCAATCTGTGCATTCTGCAAAATATCATAGACATGGAGCGTATAAGCCGCCCCTACATCATACCAATACTTGTCATTGTCTACAAAATTAGTGTCAATCATTGGAATTGTCATTGTTATCAGCTCCCTTCTCTTGAGATTCCAAACCAGCGTTTTTCACAGTTTCCACTGTGTCACGGTTCGTATTCATAACCGTGAATTGGTCTAACAAACCAGCATCACCAATTACTCTGTCATTAAATGTTGCCTTAACATCAAGCCCGAACTTCGCTTTACATTGATCACAAAAATTCTGTCTTGCCGTCTCGTAACTATTTCTTAGCACCATTAAAGTAGGTGCGTCTTGCATCACTTCAAGGCTTGAAACTTGTGCAACTTTAGACTGTGTTCGCCCATTGACGCCCAGCATAAACATAAAATCCGACATAAGCATAGACTTTAGCTGTTCGACACTTCCGGCAACGAAAGGTGCTGGTGTCTGGTATACGATTTGTCTAATATCATCATACTGACTTTTTAAAGGTGACATATCTCTTGTAAATACAACTGGTTTGTGTCCAGCAATCTGTTCATATAAATTGGCAAATGTTAATTCCTGTCCATCGGGTGCATTAAGAATAGCTGGTGTATTCTGTGCTTTCAAATTGACATTTATACACCTGTCACACTCATACAGCAAAGTCGCAAAGTGCCGACATAAGCCGTCAATGGAAACAATGTCGTAATTTGTAAACGGGGATAGGCTAGGTGTAAGCGTCGCAACTTCTTTAATATCTCTAGTAACACTGTTCGTAAACGTCTGACACTGATACTTTGTCGCGCCCCCGTACCATGTAAGTGTGCTTGCCGCCACACATTCACCAACAACAAAAAATTCAGATTCCTTCCATAGTCCCCCCAGCGTACCGAGCACAAAATTTTCATTCAATATACAATTCGCGTGTCTGTAAATATCATCATCCTCAAACGGCAAACCTTCAAAAGTCCATGCATCAACGGCGATTCTACGTAGAAAACTGTAATATAACCCAATCGCCAACAAATTTTCCGCTTGTGTGTTCTGATTTTTGGTATTTCTTTTCAAATTGCTACACCTCACTTTCTAATGTTAACGTTCCACGTGGAACATGGAACATAGAGTGTTGACCCCTCACCCCTCACCCCTCAGCCCTTAACCTTCTACCTACATTTTACCAGATTGACCGTGATTGTCAACGATCAATTTTCAGTGGTAAAACATTAGCAAAGTATTTCAAAGACCAATACGGACAAAACATGCTTCTAGCATCAATTCCCCCTATTGGTGGGGGCGGTGTTGTTGGTTGCACAACCTCAGTCGTGCCGCTACCTGTTGCGCTTCCAGCATTTCCACCAGCTGGATTGACGGGGGCTTTTGAGTCTGAGTCTGAAATTGTACCCTCGCCAATTTGAATAACGCCTGTTTGGGACGCCATGTCAGCAAAGACGCGGTTGTACTGTGTAGTTGTCCAACGATTGCCGTCATTCGCGCCCGTTTTAGCGTTTTGACGTGCCATGACTAATTTTATCCAATCGCTTTCTGTTTCCTTGCCTGTTGTGCCAGTGAATATATCTTTTACAGCGTCCCAATATCCGCTGTCTCGTATGGCGATACTAGCGGCAGTTCCCACGGCATAAGCACCAACGTTTGAAACGTCATACCCCAAATGCTTTTGTATTTCACTTCTTATCAGACTGTAATAGTTGTTAAACATTGCCCAGTTTTGCATTTTTGAAAATTCTGTCAAGTGGTTGTTTGTATAGTCAATGAACAGTTGTTTAAGTCCGCTGTTGCTGACAAGTTGTTCATTGCCAACACCCAAATCAATATATGGTTGAAAACCACTAAAAAGAGTAGGATAGTGCTGTATACAAAATTGCATAAAAGGTACTAGTCCGTAACGAAAATCAAACTGATATCGCCCGTATGCTCTCCCCTTATCTCCGTTTATATACCAACCACTAGTGTCAGAGTATTCTTTACCAGACTCAAACACTTGCCAATTTATCCACATTCGAGCGCCTACTTGCTCATCTTCTTTCTTTTCTTCTGGAACTGGTTGTGTTGACTCTGAGTTTTGCACAACTATAGCGGTGTGTCCAGGCATGTGTAAAATGTCACCAACTTGCAAGTTGTCGCCTGTTGTTAAGTATTTACTGTCATATAATATATCAAATAGCTCTGTATTTTTAAGCTGTTCCAGTTCGTTGTATGTATTCATACTTGTACTTACTAGAATATTGAGACAATTTAATATACATGCAACTAAAGCAGAGCAGTCAGTTGCGCACGGCACTTTAACATTTTTAGGTTTCCACCCGACTTTTCGACATTCATTTGTAAAAGTCTCCCGTCTATGTTGATTATACCCAACATTTTGATTATCACATGATTCTATCATAAGCGTAGCAATCGCACGTGCAACGTCTGGACGGTTGCGAATACGTGCAATCCAGTCCCAACGCCTACCGTCTCCAGTTTGCGGAAACCAACCTGTTACGCGGACTTCAAGTCCGTTTTGATCTCCATCTCTACCACCCCATAAATTGCCGTTTTCATCTTTAGACGCTTCTCCAATATATGTCGCCATTTAACCGCCCTCACTTTCTGGAAAATGATTTTCTAATATTTTGTCCGTGTGTTTATAATTTTCGATTCCATGCCAAAACCAGACACCGCTATCAAGGCGGTTTGACATGTATGCAATTGCGTTTTGTGGTGCGTTTTCCGCGGTGATGATTGCGCCGCTTGTGTGTACGTAATTCACAATTGGCAGAGAATCAATTATAATGTCGGCAAGACTACCATTATAGTTGTAGCCGTACATACAGAAGTAGTTGTTAAATTTTTTAATATCTTGCAAAGACGGATAATACCATGCAACAGAAATCATGGGGAAAAGAGCATTATACATTGCAATCGTACCTGTTGGGTTACCAATAGTGAGGTCAGATTCTTCAAATTTTGCACCGAGATTTTCCGCGAAAGTCTCAGCGGCTTGAAGCTCACCTTTAATGTCAAGTGAAAAGAGATTTCCGATTGACGCAACGCCAAAGTTTCCAAAGTCACGCATAACACCGCTATTGTTTAGCTGTGTAGTCGATAACTGTACACTATCCCACGTACTACTTGCAAGCGAATAGTCTCCGTTTGTTCCGTTTCCGTACTGCTCTGGTGTTATAACAATACCGCCTAATTGTGACTGGTTAGCCGCCCACTTGAATTTAAACTTTTTGGCTAGCAGTGCAGACTCATCAAAATAACGGAAATCATATTCTTTAGCACTTCCACCGCAATTGACTGTTAACTTGTTAAATTGTGGGGAAGTGTAAAGCTTATTCCACAAAGGTTTTTCAACAAAGGATTGCACCAACTCAACCTCTCCTGTTCTGTTGTCAACCTTATCAAGATTTTCGCCGCTTATGTCAGTGGCAAAAAACTTTGGCACGTGATATGCTCCAATTATGTCTTCCTGTCTACCACACTTTGCATAGCGTTTAACTACTTCTAACGCTTGTGCTCTTGACAGCTTACTTGTGTTACTTTGGACTATACCGCCACATTCGCAAGGGTTGACAGAAACCAATGAAAAGAAATTGCTTATTTGACCATAATCACCCATGGCAAAATTTGCGATTGCCGCGTAGAAATCACTTGAACGATTTTCATAGGTGTCCGTATTGTTTGCGGTCATGAGATAAACGGAGTCGTCATCATCTTTTGAAAAGCCGTATTCGGTTCGTGCAATTTCCCAACGATCGACTTGAGTGGGTTCGGGATAGAAGTTTGCAAATAGTCCGTCACTTGCGGGGTGTTGTCTCATGACTGGTGATGGATGGAATGTGAATTTGTCGATGTAGGTAGCCCAGTAGTCAACAGATGTATTTACATATGTCAATTTATTGTTTACGTACTGATAATCAATGATATATGCAAATTCAAGTCTTGATTCATTTTGATATGCCATGTAGTTATAGCGTTTAATTTCATCTGCTCGAACAGGACAACGAAACGTCTGACCCTGTCTTTCCCACGTTACATTATCGTAGCGTTTATATGAAAGAACGCTGAGAAGTTCTTTTAAAAACCCCTCAGCGTTTCTTTCTGTTGGGATTAACAAATGCTTACCGCTGTCGTCAAATGGCGAATCAAACAAGTATACAGTTGTCATAAAATCCCCCCTTTATTTATGCCTGTTTACAAATTGCAACAGCATTTCCCCACGGTCTAATGCCGTATGTCTGCCAAACGTTTAAGTACTGATTCTGATACATTCCCGCGGCATTGTAGAAGTCACCACTTGTACTTAAGTTGTCGCGGTACTCGAAAGTATTAACATCTGCAAGTACTGCAAGAATGTTTTGGTCATCCTTGATGGTTTTCCAATACTGTGTTGCAGGATCAATGGCGGATTCGAAATCGAGATAATCAAAGTCTGGGAAAGGTGTGACACGTCCGACTAAATCAGCCTTAGACATGTTGAAAGCTCCAGCTAGTGTCTCAACATTGCAGTTAACTAATACGTCACTTCTTACAAATAAATACAAACTGTCGGATGGAGTCCATGTGATTGCAGGTGTTGCTCCTACAATTCCTTGTGCTGTTGCATATGCCTGATAGTTGTTGAAGTCACTTGAAGCATGTGTGATATCAAGTGCGATTTTCTGAATGGTCTTGATAAAGCCGACAGATGAAGCGGCAGGGTCACCCTCATCCCATGGAATTTCCTTCTTAACTACTACGTTGTTTTTAACGGAAGTCTGAATCAACTTCTTGATAAGGTTTTCTTCTTCAATCTCGTTCCCACTGAAAAGACTTGTCACCATGCCCGTTACCATACTGTCAAGCTGCTCCCATGACGTGAAAGCACCTTCCATAAGCTCTCTAGGAATAGTTACTGGGAACTGTCGTCTACGATTCTGTCGGAAATAACAAGTTTTTACATCTGGTTTTGTCACCTGTAACAGCATTGCTCCAAGAGAAATGTCATAATCACGCCCCATAGCAGGATTGACATAGTTCATTTCCATATCAGTTCCAAGTGGAAAACCTTCTTTTTTCAGCATTGCATACTGATTGGTATACATCTTAGATTCCACGGACTGGATGACAATCTTGTTTACAACATAGTGAAGAAATTCATTCATAAATGGTGCATACTTTACAATTGGTGTCATGGCGTGACTAATAGAAGTCGCCACGGTAACTTCGCCTGTTGCCCTCATGTATTCGTTTGAGGAATTCTTTCTAGCATCGTTAAAAAGATTTACTCCGCGCTGTGCGCTTGACAGCGGTGTTGTTGTTTTTGCCATACTTTTATACCTCACTTTCTATATTAGTTATAATAGCTTAAAATGTCATCGGTTGTGACTTCATCTTTTTCGTCATCGTCATCATCCTTTGTTTTTGTGGACGGAGAAATAGAAGTTGTTACACGGTTGAACAGCTCCAAGTTCTGCTTGCTGAGTCTGTCGTTTTCCGTTTTCAGTGTTGCGTTCTCTGTCGCAATGGCTTTCTCAGCTTCATTTGAAGCTTTCGCCATGTCAAGCACGTCAACAACAATTCTTCGCATTTCATCAACTGTCATTCCATCTGGAATTGAAAGCGTTGTCACCATCTTATCAATATCGATCATGCTTTTGCCCCCTCATAGTTAATATTCGCAAAGTGAAAACTGTGCTCCCATTCATATTCTGCAATTCTGCCAAGTTCGATAGTGTGCCCCTCTTTTGGCATGTGCAGAAAGAAACCATAGCCAATGTCAATTCCAACATGTCTACCTTTACCGCCAAAAGATGAATACAATCCGTTTCCTTCTGTTCCTAGAAGCGGTGTAGTCTTTTCTGCTCCGTCATGATAGTGCCCAGTGCTATAATTTTGCACACCTACAACGGCGGAGACAAAACCGCTACAATCATATCCAATTTTACCACGCGAGAACGCTTTATAAGCGGCTAACTCTTGCGTTGTATACTTTGAAAAATAGGCGGGTTCGAGACTGATAAGTGTGTTCATCACTTCATCGGTTAGGACTTGCCCTTTTGCACCGTAAAAATATGCATATTCATCACGGTGATAAAACATAAATAACGCTTTTTTGATAACTTCATAATATGTCATACTTTCACCTCATCTTCCAATTTTGTTTTAATCTCTGATATCATTTCCCTCAGTGAGTTAATAGCATTTGTCAACTCTTTTGTTTCCTCTTTATGAACGTCTGTCTGGTACTTGATATAGTAACACAAGATTAACGTCATACAGATCGGAAAGCCTACGCTTGTAATTATCTGTGTAACTGCACTTACATCCAATCACAACACCTCACTTTCTAAAAAGGTGGGCGTGTCTCCACGCCCGTGCTGACAGTTTGCACAACTACCCCGCTCTTCACGGTCTGTCTGGTAGTCCCTAACTATAGTTTAACATATATTTAATTTCTGTCAATAAGCACACGCTTGATTAAGTCATTAAATTTTTCGCTTGCTACTTTTGAGCTTGCACATATTTGTGAGGTTCGTTTATAGTATAACATCCACTCTATCAATTTGCGTGTTGTCGGTAAATATAGCTCATTTGTGAGTATATTGTTTTTTGATTTGTATTTACCGTCTACAATTACCATAGGACAACGTTGCTTTTCTGGAAATATTACGGTTATTCCAAAGTCTGCAATGTAAACACGGTTGGTTTTAACTGTTAACTCCGCGTACCACTTCCATGATAAATGATTATAAATTTCTGGATAGACTTCCTCTTGCCAAGCTCCGTTTATAGTCATGTCATTTGTTTGGGACTCATAAACGGCAAGATGTTTTGAAACGTGTACTTTTTTGGGTGGTTCGGTATAGAGAACGCAAATTTTCAGTGTATCGCCATCCTCAAGTTTACGATTGAAAATGTAAACTTTTCCCTGTTCTAGTTTACGTGCGTCAATGTTGTAATAATCAAACAGGGGGCTTTTCGGGTTGATGCTGTTTGCGCATGCTACAATTTTTACGTCTTTTCGTCGTCTAACTATGGTTGATATTTGCTGACTATAGCCTTTTAAAAATTCGTTTCTTGACAGCGGTATTATTGTAGTAGTGTCGTCGTCCTCAATAAATTCGTCTAAAAATATAGTTTTAACTGAATCGTAGCCGTTACCTTTGTATTTCATCCATGATGCTATTGATGAGCTATAGCCACATGGCGAATATATCCATTTGTTGTTTCGCCCCAACTCTTGTTTTCTATATACACCGCTATAGTAGTTCAAGTTCGCTTCTTCTTTCCAGAGTGTTTTTTCTACATAAGGCTTGATGTTTGCGACAGCTCCCCACGCTCTACCACGGATAAGATAATCTTCGCGTGTACGCATGTAAACAAATTGCGCGCCTGTTTCGTTATAGTCGTCAAACAACCCCTTGAAAACTGAGTATGTTTTACCCGCGGAACGCTCACCAAAAACAATGTAAACGTCAGCGTTTAAAGTATATAGCGATGGAATGTTGATATAGGTTTCATCGCCAACAGTTATATATAAATTTTCAATTTCCATATAATATTATTCTCCTATCTTCTCTAAAATTATTGGTGATAAGTGTTTTGTTTTTACCGTAAACTTTTCTAAACGTTTACTTATATCTTTATCTGTGTTCTCTTTTTTCCCCTCTTTTGTTATTATTGTCGGCTTGATGCTATAAACGTCTATTCCAATCAAAGCACCATATTCGGGCGAGATTGTTAGAGTATATGTAGTATCTTCTATCCATGTGCCGCCATTGTCATAAGTTTCGATTGCGTTTGTAGTTGGGTGGGATATCGTACGCCCAGACACGTCTTTGTCAAAAGTTGTAAAAATTTCAAAATCTTCAATTGATGAAAGATAGTTTACAGCTTTCTTCGAGAGTCCAGATACAGTCATATACAATTTGTCATCAGTATCTTGATATATATATTTCTTCGCGCCAAAAGTCTTAAATTTCAACCATGCACCTGTTTTTTCAGTTTCCCAATCAAAAATTCCTAAGTCTGGTAGTTTATAATCTAAACCATAGCGTTTTATTGCTAAGTCAATTTTATATTTTGCATAGTCATTATACCCGTTTATTACGTCTATACATTCTTCTCGATTGATAACTTTTGCACTGTCTGTGTCACAGTAGAGCACATTTCTATCAATCTTTGACACTATATCATGCATTAAATGATAACGTGTCCACGCAGGAATGAAAACTCCAATTTGATAAGGTAAGAAACTTCTAAAAGATTTGTAAAATTTTTCAAGCTGTGCGGAAATTTCCTCTTTGTTTGTGATAGCACAGTGGTCTAAAGTCCACTTCGTGCCGTCAAGTGTAACAACATCGTGAATAGGGTCTTGCACAAACATACCATAAAAGGAATTTACGCGGTTTTTTGCTTTTGCGTAGTTTAATTCTTCGCCTTTTACATGTTTTAAACTTTGTTTGTTGTTGTAATACTTTAACATTGTGCAAACAATGCCGGATGGTAAATAATCAGCTCTACAATAGTAACATTCATCTACTCGGATCGCATCAATCTTGTACATTCGCAAAATAATAGCAAGATCAAGGCTAGTACATGTTGTTTTTATCATATCAGCCTTAAAAATTCTACCATTGTCCAAAACACTATCGCTTGATACTTCACAATGTGATGATGATAAGTATGTCATCGTACCTCTTGCGCGAACGTTCTTTGCTGTGATGGTACAGATAAATAGATAGTTGTCTGTGTTAAGGAGACGTTTTAAGTCATAAATATTCGCATTTGGCAAGCGTTTAAGCGGTGCTACTGGAAATTTTTCTGTTGCTATGGCAAAAGGATAGGCACTCCCGAAGTCGTAGCTATCAACATTTTCCATGATTTGCCCGGCGTACATATAGTTAGCGTGTGTATAACCACCCATGAAAGCTTTTCGACAAATCACATATCTGTCATAGTCAAGCGAAGTGTTCCTAAACATCTTCATCCACTTAGCATCTTTTTTCATAATAGCGCGAAGCTCATCACGTAAAAATCCCGTATTTGTGTATGGAAATTCGTAAAAAGGTTTACCTTCCTGTTCTTCCAGCTGATGGATTTTCGCCACCATGATTTCTACATCGCGATATGTATAATGTTCCTTGTCTTGCGGCAACGTTTCACCTGGTTTCACGATATCTTTGTAGTTCATTTCAAGCTTTTCAAGTCCTACGTCTTTACCGCAAGCCGCCAAACCTTTATTCGTGAGCTTGTAACTACAGCGAAACTCCAAAACATCGTCTATGATAAGATATAACGGTTCGTGAGTGTCCATGTAAAAGCCGCCTGTCATGGTATGCCCTTCAAGATTTCTAATGATGGCTTCCATTTCATATGACAAGTTATGTACATATATGATTAAGCGGTTTTCGCCTTGAGTTGCAAAAGTTTGATATTGGCTATGAAAATAGTCGTATAAATTTGACCACGATGAACACGTGTTATAGTTATAGTCACTATCCATTACTGACCAATGCCATGTGTAGATTATGTCGCAATCTTCTGCTATGTGTTCGTGTGTCGTTTCAATGTCAAAACAAAGAAACTTTTTACAATATGAAATTTTTTCTTTTCGTTTTGCCATTGTTTGCACCTCTCTTAAATGTCGTCAAAATCCTGATCAAGAGATAGCCACTCTCCAGCACTACCTTCACGTTGTACATCTAAAAACCATGCGTCAAGGTCAACATCTTCCGGATTCATGGTTGCTAGTCCTTCGAATCCGCTCCCCAGTGTATTTCCCGCCCAGTTAGCATAAGCAAGTAACTGCTCACTATCATACTGCTCACCTTCATGCGCTGATTGCCAAGCACCCATATATGTTGTCATTTTCTTCCAATCTTCAAAAGATAGATTTTTCAACTTTGGATGGTTCTCTATCATTTTCTGGTATGCTTTATTTTGTAGCTGTCTGTATCCCGTGTAAGTGGACTGTTTAGCATTTAATATCTCAATAGCGGTTGATACTTTTTTCTGAATCGCTTGCAAGGATAAGCCTTGATACTTAATATCGAACCCTTTATATCTATCATAGATAGGATTTATTTCCCCAGTATAACGTTTACCGCGTTCGCTGAAATATTCTTTAAGGGTTGCGAGCCTGGTTTGCGCTCTTTTGCCTAAAGTTCTAAGCAACAGAAGCGATTCATCTTTTGTGTAGTGTTTCTTGAGCAACACATACTTTCCATTAGACACGTCATATAAAATCCCTTTTGCGCGTTGGACTTCGCCAACACGCTCTTTTTGCTTACTTGCCATAGATTTCGACCTCTCTCTCTGTAAAAGGCTCAATGTAGCCACTTGCGATTGCGCTTTGTATCATTTCATCTGCCGACATGTGATACAGTGGTGCGTATAATTCAAGCGATTCTTTAACTTCTCTGTAATACTTCAGTCGCAAAACAGGTGTTTTGATATCGTCTAATGCTCTCAATACAATAGCGTGTTGAAGTTCTAATAATTGGCTTTCTAAATACATATTCAATACCTCGCTTTCATTTTTGTTCTTTCAGTTTAACATATAAATATGAACAAATATGAGATATTTTGTTAACAAATTGTTAACATTGTGAAATTATAAAAGGGACTGTTTCCAGTCCCTTATAGATGCAAAAAACGAACAAACTTGATTAGCTTCCGTTCTATTATTTGGAGTCAACCGCACTGTTGACCGTTTGCCGCGTTTAAAAGTTTCTTACCATAATTTTAAAGAATGTCTGTCCAGAGTTCCTTGAAATACCTGTTGTACATTCAATGATAAAATCATGCCCATCTGCAATAGCATCCGTTAACAAATCGGAAATCTTGTCAATTTCACGTGCAACACCTGTTGCGTAAATGCCAAAACCTTCTTCAGTTTCCATACAGAGATAGTAAGTGATTTTCCCTGTTACATCATCAGTACCAGCTACAATTCCTAAAAGCTTACCAGATGGTTTTGCATCCTTCGCAAGCGCTGTTGTACCGTTAATTTTTACAAGCTTTACACATTTTTCGTCTCCAGATACCAGTTTAAAATTCTTCATAATTTAAAAACTCCTTTTTATGTTATTTGTTTGAAGTGTAATGTTATGTAGTATGATCATATTATATTATATTATATTGCGTGTTGTGCTATGGTCTACGGGGGTGTACCAGATACATAAAAATTATAATCTAGCTCGTAACGTGTAGAAATTGCGATAGTGCGTTTTGTCGCCATTGTTAAAAGTGAAAGTATAATAGACAACTTTCTCTGTTTCCACTCTTTGTAGCTCTCCTCTAATTTGGTTTGTAAAGTACCCCTCACAGAGTAGAGAGGAATCAAGATCGTAAAAATTGATTGTTCCATCTGATAAAGTCTCCTTTATGGTGGTGCGCTTGTCAACGAAGTTTATTCGAGTAGAATCTGGAATGTTGATTCTTTTAATCGGTTTAACCTTCATTTTCTTCCCCCTCTAATTCAAAGATTGTAAAACGCACCGCGTCTTCAATTTCTTCAAGACCTAAAATGTCTATAAGACCTTCACCCTCATTATTGATTATTGCCAAACATTTTACCATCCCAAGTCTAGCGTCTTTCCAGCCTGGTTTAATTGTTGTGAAGTCGCCCTCGTTAATGTTTGAAATAACAAAAGAGTTAAAATTATAGAGTCCAATACTTACCGCGTTAGCGGCAATTTTCTTCATCATCTTTTTAACATCTTCGCTTTCAACTTCCGACACATTTTTCCCACTCTTGATATTTTTCTCAGCCAATAAAATTAACTCTCTTTTCATTAATGTCATTGTTGCAATCCTCACTTTCTTTATTTGCGTTTGATGTTTGTTTCTTTCTTGTTACATCTATATAGTACCATGGTTTGATTTTTTGTCTAGTGATATTTTTTAATTTCATGTACGGATTTTATTGATCTTTTATAGTTCATAGTTTGTTAATAATTGTGACATGATTTGTTCATACTTTCACACGTTACCACTTTAACGCGGTGAAGTTTAACACTTTAACGTGCTAAAGTGTCAGACCTGTTGTTCTAAAA